GACTGTATGTCCCGACTACAAGGGAAAACGCACTAAAAGGAAACCTGTGGGCTACCGGAGACTCCTAGACTGGTGCTCTAAACATTATAAGGTAGTTCGCTACAAGAACATTGAAGCTGATGATGCTCTTGGTTTGGAGTGTCATCTTGATCCTCGTGAGTTCATCCTTGTCTCTCCTGATAAGGATATGAAACAGATCTCTTGTCGCCTGTTTAATGGTGATAAGGAATTTGATGTAACTCCTGAGGAAGCTGACTATTGGTTCTGGACCCAATGTCTTACGGGTGACCCTGTGGATGGGTATAAAGGTGTTCCGGGTATCGGTGGTGTTGGAGCAAAGAAGATCCTTGACGCAGCAGGGGACAACCCTTGGGATGCCATTGTTGCTTCCTATGTCAAGGCAGGGCAGACCGAAGAAGACGCCCTCCGTAATGCGAGACTGGCACGTATCCTTCGACCTGGAGAATACAACTCAACAACGAAGGAACCAATCCTATGGACACCACCTTTATTGGCTTAGATCTCGGCTTATTGTTGGCTATTGTTTACATACTTGAACCCAACCTTCCGTACTACCTTAAGCTGAGGATAAGTGAACAATTTATTAACATCAACCTACGAATCTATCAAGGAGTATTTAGAATCCGACTTTGGTATGACAAACAATCGCTACGACCGGGACCAGTGGGACGATTTCTACGGGACCAGCAGCTTCGAAGGATCCAAAACAATCCAGCCTACAGAGAATTCTTCCGTGACTAAATATTCACCAAGCTATTATCAACGTGGATCCTACCAAGTTTGGGATTTTATTGTGGATCAGCAGCTGGATTTTCTGGCTGGTAATATCATTAAGTATATCTGCCGTGCTGGCCACAAGAATCACGAATCAGAACTTGATGATTGGCTCAAAGTTAAAGCCTACGTTGACCGCAAAATCCAACAGATCTCTCAAGAACGTAACCGATGACAACAACTCCTGAACATCTAATTGAACAGGCGTTTGTCTTCCGACTTGCCGCTGAACAATCCATTGATCCAAATGATGAGATGGTTCAAGAGATGCAAATGACTCTCATACGAGAGGAATTTAATGAACTTCTTGAGGCTCACATCAATGAGGACAACGATGAAGATAAGATCCACACCTTAAAAGAGCTTGCTGATCTTGTTTTTGTTTGTTACCAATATGCCGTTGCTCGCGGCTGGAACCTAGACATCGCCCTCAAGCGGGTGTTTGAGTCCAACATGAGCAAGTTCGTAGACGGGAAGCCCCTCCGCCGCGAAGATGGTAAGATACTCAAGGGGCCCAACTACCAACCACCATCTCTTGACGACCTCGTATGACTGCCTTCGCTGACCTTGGAGACACCCCCAACACCATTGCCCGTACCGGACGTGTTCAGAATTGGATCGACAATCCAGAGTCCCGCCTCCCAGTCTCTTGCACCGTCTTCGTTGTTGAGGACAGCATGGAGGGACCAGAAGGAATCGAAGCCTCCTGGCGCTTTGTCTCGCACGCTCTCCGCAACGGAGCTGGAGTTGCTGTCCACCTATCTAAACTGCGCCCACGAGGCAGCGAAAATGGACGAGGACTCATGGCGTCTGGCCCTGTGTCATTTGCCCGCATCTACTCAACCCTCAACGAAACCCTGAGGCGTGGTGGTGTTTACAAGAATGGTGCTGTTGTGTGCCACCTTGATTACACCCACCCTGATGCTATTGAGTTTATCAAAGCCAGTCGTTCTGACTTGTCTTGGGTAAAGCGTTGCCTTAATGTGGACCCTGGTTTCCTTACCAGTGCTCCGCCTGAATTGATTGAAGCAACCCTTGATGGGATTAAGAAGGGTGATATTTGGCTCAACAAGATCCGCTACGACTCTGAAGGTAACCGTATTTATGGAAATGTCTGCCTTGAAGTTTATCTTCCTAGCCGTGGTACTTGTCTACTTCAGCACGTCAATTTGGGTGCTTGTAAGTTTGAAGACCTCACCCCTGCCTTTGTAGAAGGGATGACTTCTCTTGTTAATCTTCATGCCCGTACTGGCGTTGGAGAAACAGGAGAGTATCTTGCCCCTGAGGTGGATAAGCAGGTTGGGTTGGGTGTACTTGGGCTTGCTAACTTCCTTTGTCAGAACAACGTTACCTACAAAGAATTTGGAGAAGCCTTAGATGCTTACCACTCGCGTCAACCCACACATACACCGGCATACATCCTTGTCTCGGAGCTTGCCAAGTCGATCGAAATCGCTGCTCAAATTGCACGTCAAGCGGGTATGCATCGGGCCTTTGCCATTGCTCCTACCGCTTCTTGTAGTTACAACAACATTGATCTTCGGGGCTACACTACCACTCCTGAGTTGGCTCCTCCTATTAGCCGCCACGTTGACCGTGACTCTGGCACATTTGGAGTTCAGTCATATGACTACCCGCCGGATGTTGAAATCGCGTCGGAAGTAGGGTGGCATGATTACCGTAAGGTAGTTGATGGGGTGGTTACCTTGTTCCGATCCACAATGCTATTTCATGGATACTCCTTTAATAGCTGGTCCGATGTGGTGACGTATGATCGTGAATTTCTAAGGGACTGGATGGCATCCTCTCAAACCTCCCTTTACTATGCTCTTCAGGTCATGCCCGATACTCAAGCAAAGGATGATGCCCTTGCTGCGCTTGATGATGACTTTAAGGATCTATTCTCCTTTGAGGAGGAAGATTGCGGCTGTCCTGTTTCCACACCAACCGACGATAACATTTGTATTCCCTGCGGAGAATAATGAACGCAACTCTTTCCCCCTACGATCAAGTAATTTCAAGAAAAAGAAAGTGGACTCCGGTTGCTGTTCAGAAGGGGAAACTCGTTGATGGGGCTGAGGATGCGCTTTACCGCGCCCTTGGCCTTCGTCATCTTGAACTGCCGGTAAGAGAGTTCCTACAACAGGGACTCGATAAAGAACTACCTAATACTCCTGGTGTTAGGGAAGCTCTAATGTCTAATCAAATGGATGAAGAGAGGCATGATCAAGCCCTTAACTATGTAGTGGCTGCTCATGGTTCAAATGAAAAGTTTGAATCAGAAGCCAAACACATTCTTAAGGCGTGGCTGGATGCCCCTGAACATCCCCTCCTAAAAGCCGCTATCCTTGAACGCAGTGTCTTCTTCGTCATCCTCCCGTTCTTCCGATTCAATGGAGACATCGGAATCCGTACCACCGCAGCCGACATCAGCCGCGATGAGCAGTGTCACGTTGCCATCCACTCGATGGTCTGCTCGGAGCTTGGACTTAAATCAACGCAAAGCCTTAACCGATTACGCCGTGCTTCTGTCGGATGGGTAGTAGATGGGCTTGGTAAATCTGAAAACAGGTATCTTGATAAGGATTTTTGGTTGGCTCAATCTGATTCCCTCTACGAAAAAGGTAAAGCCCCAGGCCTAAAGGATACCCAACGAGCACGTATGCCTGCGTTCTTTGAGGCATCAAACAACGACCTTCCACAATATGGCTGACGCCTACTTTGACACCGAAACCATTCCTCTTACCAGTGTGATTGGTGGGAGGATTGATCTTAACACCCTTATTGAAGAACTAGATCGCATGTATCCAGATAACTATCCAGACCACGAAATGAAACCGTGGGAAGCTGGACGTATGGCTGGAGTGATTGAAGTGATTCGATTCCTTAAATCAAAACGTAAACTTTAGACTCATGTGTCTTTCTCCTAAAATGCCTAAGGCACCGGAACCGCCAACCCCGGCCCCCACTCCGGTTATTACAAGTACGGAGCCCACAACGGTTAAACCCACGCGGAGTAAGCGTGAATCCCTCCAACAAGCAAGTAAGGGTACCTCTAGTTTGAGTATTCCCCTGAGCACTGGAGGAGCCTCATCGGCTATGACTCCTTCAATGACTAACCTTAGTATTGGTAAATAACAAATGGAAAATCAATCTGCCGCAAGTCGTTACGCAAAGCTGGCAAGCGACAGAACGATCTTTCTCGATACTGCTAGGGATTGTGCGGCCCTTTCTGTTCCTTATCTTCTGACTCCTACTGGGGTTGTTAATGGACAGAAGCTGCCCACTCCTTGGCAATCCATGGGCGCTAAAGGCGTAAACGTCATGGCATCTAAGCTGATGCTAAGTTTGTTCCCTGTGAACGCAACTTTCTTCAAGCTTCAGATCAATGATGGTAAGCTCAGCTTGGACCCCAGTTTGAGTGCTGCTGTTAAATCAGAGATTGATCTTTCCCTTTCCAAAATGGAACGGGTGGTCATGCAAAACATTGCCGAATCACAGGATCGAGTTATCCTCCACCAGGCAATGAAGCACTTGATTGTAACCGGAAATGCTCTGGTATACATGGGTTCAAGTGGTGTTAAACTTTATCCTCTTGACCGATTTGTGGTCGTCCGTGATGGAGAGGGTAATCCCACCGAGGTCGTTACTGTTGAATCAATTGATCGTCAATTCCTTCCAGCTGAGTTTCAAACAGAAGCAATCAGGAATGTAAATGATGTAGCTGATAATACTAGTGCTCCTAGTGTTGATGTTACCGTTGGCGAGAATGAAGTTGCTGTTTATACTTGGGCTAAGCTCAAGGATGGGCAGTGGCGTTGGCGTCAAGAAGCCGAAGGAAAGGTTCTTCCTGACTCCTTTGGTAAGGCCCCTAAGAATACAACCCCTTGGCTTCCTCTCCGCTTTAATGTTGTGGATGGGGAAGACTATGGACGGGGACGCATTGAGGAGTACCTGGGTGATCTGAGGTCCCTTGAGGGGCTGATGCAAGCCATGGTGGAGGGTTCTGCTGCCGCTGCTAAGGTAGTGTTCCTAGTAAGCCCTGCCGCTACCGTCAAGCCCTCTACGCTTGCTAAGGCAGGCAATGGCGCCATCATTCAAGGCAGGGCGGAGGACGTGACTGCTGTTCAGGTGAGCAAGCAGGCTGACTTCTCCTCTGCTTATCAGATGATCCAGTCCCTCACCCAGCGACTGTCGGAGGCGTTTCTGATCCTTTCGGTGCGGCAATCTGAGCGGACCACCGCAGAGGAGATCCGTGCTACCCAACAGGAACTCAATGAGCAACTTGGAGGAATCTATGGTAACCTTACCGTAGAGCTGGTTCGCCCGTACCTCCAACGGAAACTCTTCACCCTCCAACGTTCTAAGGAACTACCGCAACTGCCTAAGGGTATTGTATCGCCAACCATCATTGCTGGCCTTGAGGGCATTGGCCGTGGGCAAGATCGTGAATCACTCATGATGTTCCTTCAGACAATCTCACAAGCCCTCGGTCCTGAGGCAATGGCTCAATACATTGATCCAGAGGAAGCCGTTAAGCGTCTTGCTGCTGCTCAAGGTATCGACACCCTCAAACTTGTTAAGACCGCAGAGATGCGTCAACAAGAACAGCAAAAGGCTATGCAACTTAACATGAGCACAAGTCTCGTGGGTCAAGCAGGTCAACTTGCTAAGGCTCCTATGATGGATCCTACTAAAAATCCTGATTCTATCGAAGCACTTCAAAATGTCGTCAACTCAGCCGCGCAAACAACCGGACAAGGTCAACCCCAGCCAACCCCCCAGCAATGAGGAACAAGCTCCGGTAAAGATCACACCAAAGGATCAATTTAAATATGGTGATGTAAAAGTTACCTCTCCTGGTGTTGGTCGCGTCTCTATTGTTATCCACTAAACCATGTCTGAAATTGTTTTTGATGCTACGGATCCAGATGTTACGTCTGCCCGTGAAACCGAAGAGCTACGGCTCATTGAGCAAGGCAATCAGCTAATCGAAAAACAAGAAGCTGAGGTCGAAGAAAAGTATCGCCGCAGTCAACTTGAAGCAGAAGAACATTCTCAGTATGCTGGTAAATTTAAATCAGCAGAAGACCTTGAAAAGGCATACCTAGAACTTCAAAAGAAGCTAGGTCAGAAAGAAACCGATGAGTCCTCTTCGACCGATGAAACCGAGAGCGATGATGACGGAGACACTGAGGAACAGGAAACTGAAACCCCAGTAGCTAAACGTGTCAGCTTCCTCAAGGAGGCATCAGAAGAGTATTACTCTAATGATAATCAACTTAAGCCTGAAACAATCGAGAAGCTTAAGGGGATGCCTTCGGAAGAACTCATCGAAGCTTATCTTGAACTGCAAAAAAGTAATCCAACCGTCCAGTCACAGCCCCTTTCTGAGGATGCTGCTAAGGATATTGTTGCTTCTGTCGGGGGACAGGATGCTTATAATGACACCCTAGCATGGGCAGCTGATAACCTCAAGCCTGAGGAAGTTGCTGCTTATGATAATGTTGTTAACAGCGGCAATAAGGATGCTATCTTCTTTGCTGTTCAAGCCCTCAATCAACGTTATAAGGATTCCGTTGGGTTTGAAGGTCAACAAGTGTCGGGCAAGGCACCGAAAAGTACGGTCAAAGGATTCCGTTCTAATGCTGAACTAGCATCTGCTATCAGTGACAGGAGGTATCGTACGGACCCTGCTTATCGGTTTGATGTCGAACAAAAACTAGCCGCTTCTGGCGACTTGCTCTAAATAGGTTCCCACTAATGGCAACACGTAAACCCAAGTTGGCTCAATCCATGCCGATTGATCCAAAGAAACACAAAGATGCCCAAAAGCAACAAAAGCTTTATAACAAGGGCAAAGGAACAGATAACCCTTACGAAAAGGAAATGTTCCTCAAGCGCAGTGGTCCTCAACTTCCCCTTGCCAAAAAGGCAACCAAAGGGAAAAGCAAAGGCAAACTTGCTTGATAATAAGGAAGGCGCCGTAAGCAATATAAAAGTTCTTTGCAATTAACTCATGCTACCTCTTCTAACTACTCTGTCTGTTATCAGCTCTTGGTATGGTCCTGGCTTCCACGGAAACCTAACTGCCAATGGCGAACGATATAATCAAAACGGCCTTACGGCAGCGCACAAGACACTACCATTTGGAACACGCCTCAAGGTTTGTTACGATAGGTGTGCCGTTGTTCGGGTCAATGATCGGGGTCCCTATGCTCATGGTAGGGGTCTTGATCTAAGTAAAGGTGCGGCTGACAAGATCGGTCTAACCGGCTCTGGAGTTGGTAGAGTAACCATTACTCGCCTTAATTAACTTTTGGATTGGGGGCACCTCGGAGTAGGACCCCCTTTCTTATTGTGGTACTGGCCACGTTAAAAACCCAGCACGTGCTGGATCAGGGCCCGCTGCGGTGGATACCCCTGTGTCAAGCAAGATCTTAAAAACAATTGAATACTTATTCGCGAACAAAAACCTAAGTACTTAGGAAATTAGTAAATCTTATTTCCTTAAATCGATGACTGCAACTGTATCTTATCTTGGCGCCAGTAACAAAGCTGGCGGCCAATCTCCTACTTACGCTCAGCGTACTAACCTCTTCCTGAAGCTCTTTACGGGCGAAGTCTACGAGGCGTTCCGTAACTCTACTATCGCAAAAGATCTGGTGATGAACCGGACCCTGCGCGGTGGCAAGCAAGCTCAATTCATTCATACCGGTCGTATCTCGGCTGGTTACCGCACTCCTGGTGTGCCTATCCTCGGTTCTGGCAACCCTCCGGCAGCCGAAACCACCATCGCGCTGGATGACCTGCTGGTGGCATCCGCCTTTGTGGATAACCTTGACGAGATCATGAGTCAGTATGACATTCGTGGTCCCATCGCCCGTCAGATCGGCCAGAGCCTGGCTGAGTTCTATGATCGCCGTATCTTCCGCGTTCTGGATCGTGCCTCGGCTGCTTCGGCTGCTGTGACTGGTGAGCCTGGTGGTTTCCAAATCAACCTTGGTGCCAACAAAGAGTATGATGCTCAGGCCCTGGTTGATGGCTTCTTTGAAGCTGCTGCCCGTCTTGACGAAGTGGCTGCTCCTAAGGATGGCCGTGTGGCCGTGCTGAGCCCCCGTCAATACTACGCCCTGATCTCTCAGGTCGATACCAACATCCTCAACCGTGAGTATGGTGCTGCCGGTGGTAGCATGAACTCTGGTGATGGTCTCTATGAGATCGCTGGTATCTCCATCAAGAAGTCCAACAACATCCCCTTCCTTGGGAAGTATGGTTCGGCTTCTGGCACTGCTATTGATGCTGCTGCCGTGACCGGTGAGAACAACACCTATGGTATTGCCACCGACTTCACCAACAGCTGCGGCCTGATCTTCCACCGTGATGCTGCTGGCGTTGTTGAGGCTATTGGCCCCAGCGTGCAGACCACGGGTGCTGACACCAAAGTGATTTACCAAGGCGACGTTATCGTGGGCCGTCTGGCCTATGGTTGCGGTGCTGTGCGCGTCGGCGTTGCCGGTGCCTTCCGTAACGTTTGAGGATAATCCTCTTCGTTTGATACTGGGCCTGCCTATTAACGGTGGGCCTCTTTTTTCTTTCCTGTCCCGAACAATGACGACCCAACTCCAAGCTATCAACCAAATGTTGACCGGCATCGGGCAGGCACCTGTGGTGTCGCTCGACATCGCTAACCCAGAAATTGCTACCGCTATTGCTATTCTTGATTCTGTTAATCGGGAAGTTCAAGGAGAAGGATGGCACTTTAACACCGAAGTGAAGTACCCCTTTACTCCTGATGCTAATGACGAGATTGTTATTCCCGATAACGTTCTCCAATTGTCAGACAACAAATACGAGAATGTTCAACAATATCAAACAGTAATTAGAGACGGTAAGCTTTACGATAAGATCAGCCATAGCTTCACTGCTTGGACAAGTAGTCCTGTTATTTGTGATGTGGTTTGGT